TCAGTGTTTATATGGCAACAAATAGCGGGGTCCAAAAACTCATATACTGTTTTACGCAATATATAAGAGAGTTCAGCAGATCCAGCAGCTGAATTTGCTAAAGCTATCAATTGCACGGGCCAAGAAACAGTTTTAAAAAGTTTACTTTGTAAAGCAGTTAAATAGCCCATGTTAAAAATAGCAGGGTTGACAAAGTCGGGAACTAAAGCTAAAGCTCCCAATATACTGTCAACAGGGCTGAGGTTGCCATAAGTCAACAGTGTCCCATCAGACTTGAAAGTCTCGACAACCTCATCAACCATATTTTCTGGAAAATGAGCATCCGGTTTATACCAGTCAGCAACAACTTTCTGGTAAGTGGGCAATTTCACCCCCTTCGGATTTGAGGGAGAGTGAAGGTACCGCTTGAAAGAATTAGTGCGGACAATAACGTTGTGCACATTCTGATATATATCAGGATGGTGTGCTGTCAACGATAAATAGCTACACAATCTTTTTAGGCGATATTCAGGTGCCATACTTTTAACTGGAGCAACCATTTTACCAACAAGCCTGTCTCGGTCATGGTAAACTGCCCATCTAGTGGGCTTTAAACCAGCCAACTTGAAATCAGCAATGTCGGACGGTGTGGGCGTGCGGACAAACTTACTAAGGAAGCTGAGGTTCTCTAAAGGACCAGAAGCTTCCAGATTGTTCGTAACACCCCACTTCGACATGGCTGATTGAATGGACCGGAAATTCCAGGCAGCTGGCTTATTGCCTGCAACACTAAGTAAATGATCGTCACCAAAACATGACAATTCATTGTAATACTTGAATTCCCGGGCAGAAAGGCCAGTAATTTGTTTCCAAGCCATCAAGTATAAAACTACTAAACCAACAGAGTTATCCATGCTAGTGGAACTATGACCAGTAGTCAAACCAGTTCCCTTAGCATAAATATCACCTGTTGTTGTGGTATTCAACAGTTGGCTGGAAACCTGTTTATAATTAATGTCAATTAGCCTGGCTATCCGATCATGGTCTTTGTGATGTTCAAAGCCCTTTTTCCGGATGCTAGCTATTAACTTTAAAACATTACCGGACAGAGTTGAGTCAAACTCACTCATGTCTCCGGCATAATGTATTTGGCATCGAGCATGGTTGGAATAAACATAATCCATCCAATAGCCATTTAAAGGCATGCCAACCTTGATGGGTGTTGTGGCCCACCTAAAATTATGGTTTGGAGAGTAATTCCAAACTGTAGACATAATATATTGCCCTAAGGGCGAACCAATAACAGTTCGAACCTTGTCAGCTAGATATTTCTTAGGAGGAAGTGCCTCATCCTTCACAGAAACATGAGCGACAGGGGCGAGCAAAGGGGCAAATTCAAAAGTTGCCCTCCACAACTTCTTGAATTGGGCATAGCCAATAGTTGATATAAACTTCCACCTGGAATATTTCTTGCGTGGATTATCAGGGTCAACCATGAAGCTTCCCAATGCATACTTTTTCTCCCACATTTTTATAATGTAGTTCATGGGAGTTATGCGGGAAAATTTGAAAATGTCGCCTACGAGGAACCAGACATCATCTATTTCAATGTCAGGATAATCGTACTTTGGACTTTTAAAGTATCGAGCAACGCTCTCTAACTCATTGTCCAAATTTCTAAATTCCTCGCTCCTCCTCCATTCCACTGCCTTGACCCTAAGAGGGTCAAGAGCAGTGTCAACATACATCTTCCTGTTATGTATGCCTTGTTGCCAATCAGTACCAGAGATTAGCCAGGAAGCATATGCGTGTGAAGAGCCGAACCTACTCGGCTCCGTTAAGTTAACATTAATTGGCCACCCAGCATCCCTCATGATGTCAAGAGTTTCTTGGATGTGTTCAGCATCATAAGAGCTCTTGCCACCCATAAGGTAATGCGGCAGGCCCAGATCAGCAACGACCACGGCCAATTTTGCGACAGTGTCCGTGAAAACGGGTAAAATGCCAGACATAGTCCTGCTCGGCAAAAACCCCGTCCTGGAAATCCATTTCCTGGACACGAAATTGTATTCAATGGCCAAGGTTGTCAAATCAACAACAATGGCAGTCAGTGTCCAGGAAGCCCATTCAACAAATGAAGTTGAAAATAGGGATAAAACCCACACAAATACAGCCCATGAAACACTGAGGAAAAACATCACAGAGCCAGGGGTTAGCATAACAACTGTGACAACTAGCAACACATAATAGCGAATCATGGAAGCCAGATTTTTCAAAGGCTTCAAATACAACGCAACAAAATAATTGACTGACCAAAGCAGTGCTAGCAAAAATACGCTAGGTCCAGGCAATAAATTCTCATGTAAATAAATTATGAAACGGCTCCAGAAGACTGAAGTCAATTCATAATATGACGAAAAGCTAGATTCATCAACATGAGATGCCATCCACTGAGATTGGAATTGACCCAAAAGTCTGGCATCATCATTTTCAAAACTAGCAATAGCAAATCGAACAGGTTTAAGGCCCAATGAATGCATAATGCCAGGGGCATCAGCCCAAAGAGCATGCTTCGGGCCCACCAGCTTAATTAGCTTATACTCAGATTTGACAAAACTCCTGAAAAACACCAACAATATGATGAAAATGGAGAAAGACAAAATATGAGCATTAGTAACTATGCCAACGACTATTAAAGGAGCTGGCAAAAAGAAATACAAAGAAACCAATACAAAAGGCCAAATAGCCAGTATAAAAATGATAAGGACCAGTGCAACACTGATCCCAACAACCACTGCAGCCTTCAAGGCATACTCCAGTGGCAATAGGACAAAAGACAGAAGTCCGGCTGATATCA